CCCCGCCGTGAAGCGAGAATCCATGCTCGAAATGCTCCGGCGCCGCCGTCGTGGCCGGGATTCGACCATCCTCTCGGGTGGTGGCGACACGACCACGGGAGCCGAGAGCTACCGGGCCTCGGTGCTGGGCGGGCGGTAATGAGCGCCAAGGAGATCAAGCGCCGGGCTGACAGGCTGTTCTCGAAGAGGGATGACCTTTCGAGCCTGTGGCAGGTGCTTGGTGACATCTTCTATCCTGAGCGTGCGACGTTCACCACGTCCCGTTCATGGGGAGAAGAGTTTGCCTCGCATCTGTTCGACGGCACCACCGTCACGATGCGCCGCGATCTCGGCAATGCGTTCGCCTCCATGCTCCGTCCGCGCGGGCAGGAATGGTTTCGCCTCACCCTGACGGACAGGGAACTCGCGGCAAAGCCGGGTGTGGCTGACTGGCTGGACAATGCCGGGGCGACCATGCGGCGCATGCTCTACAATCGCCGGTCACAGTTCGTCCGCGCCACGAAGACGGCGGATCATGACTTCGCGACGTTCGGCAACGCCGTCCTGTCCTGCGAGGTGAACAACAGCAATGATGGGCTGCTGTACCGCTGCTGGCACCTTGCCGATTGTGTCTGGACAGAGGACGCGGACGGCGTCGTCAACGCGCTGTGGCGGAGGATGAAGCTTCCGGCCCGGCAGATCGTCGCCATCTTCGGAGACCGTGCGCATCAGGACGTGCGCAACTGCCTCGACAAGGACCCGGACAAGGAATTCAACATTCTCCACTGCATGCTGCCGTCCGATGAGTACGGCGAGAAGAAGTTCACCATGCCGTGGACCTCGGTCTACATCGACTGCGACCACGAGATAACGCTTCGCGATGCCGGGTCCCAGGAATTCCGCTATGTCGTTCCGAGATGGCAGCCGATCTCCGGGTCGCCTTACGGGGTGTCGCCCGCCGCGATGACGGCACTGCCTAACGGGCGGATGCTTCAGCGCATGGCGTTGTCGATGATCGAGGCGGCCGAGAAGGCCATCGATCCACCGCTGATTGCGACGGAAGAGGCGATCCGGGGTGAGGTGAACCTGCACGCACAGGGCATTACCTGGGTTGACCGGGAGTACGACGAGAAGCTCGGCGCGGCGATTCAGCCGATGTACCTCGGCAAGGACGTGAACATCGCGGCGGCCACGCTTGAGGGTCTCCGGATGTCGCTCGCCGATGCCTGGTATCTGAACAAGCTCTCCCTGCCGCAAAGGCAGGCCAAGACGGCTTTCGAGACGGCCCAACTGGTCGAGGAGTTCATCCGCGCCGCTATTCCGATCTTCGAACCGATGGAGACGGAATACAACGTCCCGCTGCTGGAAATGACGGCCGACACGCTGATGCGGATCGGCGTGCTCGGGGGTGCTCCAAAGGAACTGAAGGGCGGCGGGCTCGAGTTCGAGTTCTCCAATCCACTTCAGGACGCGATCGAGAAGAACAAGGTCAACCAGTTCGAAACCGCTCTCGCGATCGTGGGGGCCGCGTCACAGATCGATCCGGGCGCGTCCAGCGTGCTCGACGTGGTCAAGGGCGCACGTGAGGCGATCGAGGGGTCCGGCGCACCTGCCGATTGGCTACTGGACGAGAAGCGGGCCGGACAAGGCGCGGAAGAGGCGCGGACCCTGAGCATGGCGGCGACCGGGGCTCAGATCGCCAAGCCGGCCGCCGATGCCATGGCGAAGATGGCAGAGGTCCCGAATGCCGCGTGATGTCTGGAAGCCCGTCACGTTCGACGAGAGCGACAGGGCCGGGCTGTCCGGGCTCAAGGCTGTATTGGCCGGGGTTGCGAATGCTGACCAGCAGCGCGCCGCGATGGACCTGATCCTGACGAAGATTGCCGGAGTCTACGAACTGTCCTACCGGGCCGATTCCCTTGGCGGGGATCGGGATACGGCCTTCTGCGAGGGTCGTCGTTTCGTCGGGCTGTCGATCCAGAAGGTCGGCGTTGTCCCGATGGAGCGCCTGATAGGCAAAACCAAGGGTGATTGATGAGCGACGAAGTGATCGAAGCCGCTGAGGCGGCTCCCGCTCCGGTGGCAACCCCGGACCCCGCTCCCGAGCCGGATGTCAAGCCCGAGCCGAACTCCGGTGCTGCGCCGGCGCTGTCCGGCAAGGACGAGCCCGCGCCTGTCGAGGAAAAGCCGTACTGGCCCGAGGACTGGCGGGATCGCGCCGCTGGCAACAACGAGGCCATGGCAAGATGGCTCAAGCGCTATGCCACGCTCGAAAACGCTCTGAAGGGCGGTTTCGAGGCGACCAGCATGATCCGCTCCGGCTCTTACAAGCAATCAGCCCTACCCGAGAACCCGAGCGAGAAAGATATTTCCGACTATCGTGCTGCGCACGGCATCCCGGACAGCCATGAGGGCTATTTCGAGCACGTCAAGCCTCCTGAGGGCTTCGACCTCGACGACAACGGCAAGGCCGATCTCGATTTTGTTTTCCAGAAGGCGCACGAGGCGAATGTTCCGCCATCGATGGTCAAGCCTCTTGCCGATGCGTTCTTCGCCCGGCAGATGGAGGCGGAAGCGGCCATGCTGGAGGAAGCCCAGCGGGTCACGATGGACTATCGCACGACGCTCAAGGCCGAATACGGCAAGGAGTACGTGGCGAACATCCGCCTCGCCGACACCTATATGCAGAAATACGCGGGCGATGAGGCCCCGGCGCTCGCTGCCATGACTCTGGCTGACGGGACGAAGCTCGGCGACAATCCTGCCTTCGTCCGCATGATGGTCAACGCGGCGCGCGACTCCGCCGGAGACACGGCCCTCGTGGCTGCGGAATATCAGGCCAGCGGCAAGTCGATGGACGACCGCTACCGCGAACTCCTGAACCTGTCGACCTCGAACGATCCGAACGAGCGCAAGCGCTACCATTCGCAAGAGGTCCAGAACGAACTGAAGCGCATCGTCGAAGCACGGATGCGCGCCTGAATACCCGGCTTGCCGGGTTCTGACGGCTACCCCGCACTGCGGCCCCGTCCCCTTCTCTGAAACCCCTGAGCCTTCCGTGAAGCCCCGCGAGAGCGTCGGCGGCCCCGGACGCATGTCCGGCCACCCCGTACGCGCTCGTCAGCGGCCACCCGGATCGGAGGCGTGATGCAACCCAAGTCACTGATAAGGATAGTGAAATGGCTGAGACAGCCTATTCCGTCCTCTATCGTGACGAGTGGATTCACGGCTTCGAGCCCGGCCTTAAGGCCACTCTCCGTTCCACCGTCACGACCGAGGCAATGGTTCAGGGCCGACAGGCCGTGTTCCTCGTCGCCGAGTCTTCCCGTGAGGCCGTTACGCGCGGCTCCAACGGCCTGATCCCGGCATCCGTCGATGACCTTACCCAGAGCACGGTGACTCTGGAAGAGGTGCACGACAAGCCCCAGAAGACGCAGTTCAACATCTTCGCGGGGCAGTCCGACCAGCGCGCGATCATGCAGGCGACCTCTCGCCGGGTGATCAATCGTGCGATCGATCGCAAGATCATCGACGCGCTGGCACAGGGCACGCAGGACGTTGCTGGTCCGACCTTCTCGAAGGGCGTGGTCAACAAGTCCCTTGCCGTGCTGCTCCAGAACTCGGTCCCGATGGATGGCAATATCCATGCCGTGGTCACTCCGGCCGCGTGGATGGAGCTGACCGACCTCGCCGGTTGGTCGAGCCAGGACTACGTCGCGGATCGCCCCCTCACGGAGGGCATGGTCGAGGTCCGTCGCTGGATGGGCATCAACTGGCGCTGCCACGATCTCCTGCCCGGCATGGGCACGAATGCCGCGAAGTGCTTCATGTACCACCGGGATTCGGTGGGTCATGCCTATGCGTCGAGCGATATCCAGGTCTATGCCGGATACGACGAGCAGGACGACTACAGCTGGTGCCGCACCACGATCTATCACGGATCGCTGCGCCTCCAGAACAAGGGCATCGTGGTCATCACGCACGACGATTCCCAGTACGTCGCGACGTAAGGGGAGGGCGCAATGGCTTACAGCGCTCTCAACCTGCGCCGCTACGGCGACGGGAACGGGCCCGCTGCCCGGCACCAGGAGGGGCCGGGTATCTGGACCTACTCGTCGACGGACGCCATGACCACGGTGCGCGCTGCCGGGTACATCTCGGACGCGCACAACCAGGGCATGAAGGTCGGCGACTGGGTCTATGTGACCACGGTCAATGGCTCCGGCGTCCCGCAGACGGCATATCTGACGATGGTCCTCGCGATCACGTCCGGTGCGGCCGACCTCGCCGATGGCACCGCCATCACTCTCACCAACACATAAGAGGGCAGCATCATGGCTTACACGCCTGAGACTCTGCATCAGATGCCGTCGCTCATCGGCGGCAAGGTCAAGCTCTGGACCTACGAGACGGAAGACGCGATCACGACCGTGGATGACACGGACTACTTCGCCGGCGCCGTTGGCCGGGGCATGGGGCTGAACAACATCGTCCTGATCATCGACACGAATGCCGGGGCTCTGTACCTGGCGCGCGTGTCGGCGGTCGACAGCGACGGCAATGCGACGATTTCGGTCACCACGACCGTTTCTCAGCAGGGCGCCATCACGTCGCTGACCGACAGCTCCGGCGGCACTGCGGACAATACCATTGCCGCTGTGTCCGGCTCGGGTGCGGACGCCACGATCAACAACAACTTTGCCGATCTCGCGGCGAAGGTGAACGCGATCCTGGCGGCCAACCGTAGCGCGGGCGTCATCGCGACCTGACGAAATACCGGGCGGGGCTCCGGTCCCGCCCGTTCCCCTTCCTCAACCAGGAACTCCCCATGAACAAGCCTCCGATCCGGCTCGAACGGGCCGAATACGCACGCGCGCACTACTTCGCCACGATCCCCGCCGGCATGGCGCTGACCGATGTGCTGACGGCCGACTACTGGGTCCATGTCCACAAGGGCATCAAGGTCTGGGACCTGTTCGAAATCGTTGCGGAAGACGGCGCCTATGACGTGCTGGCCCGCGTGATCGCCAAGGCACCGGGGATGCTGAAGTTCCGCATCGTTGCCGGAATCGAGCTGACCGACCCCCTTCCGGTCGGCGAGGCGAAAGAGGGCCGGTTCTACGCCAAGCACAAGGGTCGTGGGCAGTTCGGCGTCATGGATCGCGATACCGGGCAGTGGGTCGCGGAAGGCTTCGACAGGGAAATGGCCGAAGCCGAAGCCGAAAAGCTGAACGCGGCGCGCATGGCGGCCTGAGTCAATGGCAACGCTTCTCCAGATCTACAACAACGCGCTCCGGTTCCTCGGGGAGGGTCTGCTTGCGACCACCTCCGACAATGTCGAGGCGCGGTACGTTCTGGATGATGCGTACGGCCGTTCGGTCGATTTCGTGTTCCGCGCCGCGCCGTGGCGGTTTGCTCTCAAGACGACCGTCATTTCCGGCGCGACCTCGGCGACATTGCTCGCCGGCTATACCCACCGCTTCACCAAGCCCGCCGACTGGTTGCGCACTCATGCGATATTCGTCCAGTCCGCCTCCCATCCGGGCAAGGAATTCCCGATCGACTGCCGTGAGCAGGATGTCCGGCTCTACGCCAATGCGTCGTCCCTGACGCTGCGCTATGTCTCGAACGCGCTGGTCGGGACTCCCGCGAACTGGCCGGAGCAGTTCGCCAATGCCGTTTCGGCGTACCTCGCTTTCGAGATTGCCGAGCGCATCACGGGGCTGCCGGCGAAGACGGAACAGACCTTCGCGCTCTATGGCAGGATGGTTGCGGAAGCGGCTCGGGTCGATGCGGTCCCCGAGGACCCGTGGCTCATCCCCCAATTGAGCGGGGCGTTCCTGTCGTCGGCGCGAGCCATGCTGCGGGCCGGCAACTGGAAGTTCGCCCTGAAGTCCGCGACCCTGTCCGGGTCCGGCACCCCCCTCCCTGGTTTCTCCACCGCCTATCCCAAGCCTGCCGACTGGCTCCGCACACAGGCGTTCTTTGTGCTGTCCGGGTCCAGAGAGTGCCCCATCGATGCGCGCGAGCACACCGCGCACTGGAGCACGAGCGCCGCGTCTCCCGTGGTTCGCTACGTCTCGGCCGACGCTGTCGACGCGACCCGCTGGCCGGAAGACTTCCTCAGGACCGTCGCGGCGCATCTCGGGATCGACACCGGGGACGCGCCCGCTGTCGAATCCGAGGATGGCGTCCAGCGCCAGCCGATCTGGCCGCAGTATCTTCAGGCCGCGCTTCAGAACGAGGCCATCCCGGACGACCCGTGGCTCGCGCATCAGTTTGATGGGTCGTTCCTCCAGTCCTCCCGCTTCGTGCTGTCTCAGGCGGCGTGGCGCTTTGCCATGAAGGTCTCGAACCTGACGGCGGACAGTCCCGCCGTCAGCCCAGCCCCCGGCTTCACCAACACGTTCGCCATCCCGGCGGATCGTGTGCGGGACCAGGCGATCCTGTTCCTGTCCTCTGGTCGGGAGTGCCCGGTCCGCGTTCGGATCGGCACGACGAGATATTCGGCCAACACCACCACGTTGATGGTCCGATACGTCTCCACGGATGGGCTGGTGTCCACGACCTGGCCCGATGCGTTCCGTCTTGCGGTCGCGGCTCATCTCGGCATTCCGTCCGGTGTCGGTGAGGCTTCGGCCGGAGAGCAGGGTCAGCCGGCATGGCCGATGTACCTTCAGCGGGCGATCGAGACTGAAGCCGATCCGGATAACCAGTGGCTCAAGTACCAATATGACGGCCGGTTCGATGTGGCTGTCAGGACCGTGCTGGAAATGCACGACTGGAAATTCGCGCTCGATTCCGCCTCGATCTCCGGAAGCACTGGTGTTGCCGCGACGGGCTATGCCTACAAGTTCACCAAGCCTGCCGGCTATGTGAAGCCGAACCGCGTTGCGCGGCAGATGGGCACGGACTTCCTCGATATCGATTTCTTCGATCAGGGCGGGGAACTGCACGCCAATCACGATCCGATCATCGTGCGGTTCGTGTCCTCGACGATCGGCGAGGATTCGACGAAGTGGCCAGAACCTTTCGAGGCTGCTGTGTTCGCATGGCTGGAATACGGCGAGGCTCAGTCCAATCCGAAATCCGCTGCGATGCTTGGGCAGAAGGCGGCGGCGTGGAAAGACGCGCTCAAGACCGCGAAGCTCAAGAACGACCTTCAGGAGCGGCCGAAGACAAATATGACTGGAGTTTTTGTCAGATCCCGATACGGCTATCGCGGGCTGAACCGGGAACAGGGCTGGTAGCATGGCCCGCCAGCACGCGACCAGGCATGCCCTCAACGCCGGGGAGGTCTCCCGGTATGGGCTGTACCGGACCGATCTGGAGCGCCTGAGGCTGGCGGCGGAGCGGCAGGAGAACCTTCTGCCGTCAGTGCTCGGACCGGCGAT